AGGTATAGGAAATACTTCAAGCAGCTTATCGCTTTTAGTTAGGAATAGTGACGGAAGTGGAAGTTTAAGAGTTTACGATAATGGAACTATAAGCAATCCTGGATCTAATACACTACTGGATAACGAAGCATTTGGTAGAAATGCATTAGAAAGCATAGATCCAGCATCACCAGGTTTTGGAGGAACTACAGCATTAGGTCCATACGCATTAAGAAGAGCAACACAAACTCGAACTAATACAGCTATAGGATATGGTGCAATGGCATACGTCTCTGGAAGCGGTGTAACAAGTTCAATAGCTATAGGATACTTTGCATTAACAAACCAGCAATCAGGTTCGTACAACATTGGAATAGGTCACCAAGCAATGCAGGGATCTGCAGCTGTACCAGTTACAGGTAATAGTAACTTAGCAATCGGAGCCGCTGCATTATTCTACCTACAAACAGGTTCATTTAATATCGCTATAGGTCAACAAGCCCTACAGGGAATAGTAACAGCACCCGTTACTGGTGATAGAAATCTAGCCATAGGAGTTGCAGCTTTAAGACAAAACACAACAGGTACTAGAAATAATGCAGTAGGGGATTCTAGCCTAGTTTCAAATACAGTAGGAAGTTTTAATACCGCTAATGGAAATAGGGCACTAGGACAAAATACCTCAGGAAGCTATAACTCTGCTATTGGAATAGACGCCCTATACTACCAAACATCTGCAAGTTATAATACAGGGATAGGTGCTCAATCTTTAATGGATGGAACTTTAGGAGATTCAAATACAGGTATTGGATTCAATACCGGTAGAGGAATTACTATAGGTAGAGCAAATACAATTATAGGAGCAAAAGTAACAGGACTTGCCTCAACACTTTCCAATACAATTATTCTAGCAGATGGAGATGGTAATCAAAAATTCATAATAAGCTCTGCAAGCATTGCAACATTATCTGGATCTTTAGAAGTAACTCAAGGAATAACAGGATCACTACAAGGTTCGGCTTCTTATGCATTAACAGCATCCTACGCTTTAAACGGTGGAGGTGGTGGTTCAACTTTTCCTTATACAGGTTCAGCTCTTATAACCGGTTCCCTAGATATAACAGGTTCCTTAGGTAGTTCATTCGTCAACATAAACACACCAGCAATATCTGGAAGAGAGACATTACTAACAGGAATGGTGAGCGATAATGCAGTAGATAAATTCCAGATTGCAAATTCAACAAGTGTTATTTCAAGATTTGGACCAACTTTTGTTGGGTATACAGGAGGACCGTACACAGGATTAGCTCTTAGAGGATTAGGAGATACGATCAATGACTTAAACACATCTACAGCTTATCTAGCCTTTTTAGCAGCTAATACAAGTAATTCAATTGATCCAAATAATGGAACACTTACAGCACCTACAAGTAGGGATTTATTTACTTTCGGTACAGCAGGTGTTAGTTACATTACGGTAAAAGCTGGTGGAAGAGTTCTTATAGGAACAACAGTCGATAATGGTACAGATAGATTGCAAATTAATGGAAATATACAAGTACTGGGTTCAGTTATTGTAACAGGTTCAATGAGGGGACAAGTAAGTGCTTTATCAATTGTATCTACTACAGCATCTATGGACCTAGCAACTAATAACTTCTTTACACTATCTCTTGTAAACGGTGCAAACACACACATCAGTGCCTCTAATATACTACCTGGACAGACAGTCAATCTTAGAGTATCACAGGGTACAGCAGGTACAGGTACAGTAAGCTTTCACTCAGCAATTAAACAGCCAAGTGGATCTGCATATACAGCATCTGCTTTTTCCAATGCAGTAGATATAATAACATTTATATCTTACGATAGTACAACACTATATAGTACATCAATTAAAAACTTAATTTAAGATATGTTTTTTACACCAACTGCTTATTACCAGAAACCACCTACTACTCCCCTTATATTACCCGAAGATACAGTTCTAATAGGCTCACAAACTTGGACCTCCACCAACCTTGATGTAGATACCTACAGAGACGGCACACCAATACCCCAAGTTACCAACCCCATAGCTTGGGCTGCTCTAACTACAGGAGCCTGGTGTTATATGGATAATGACCCAGTAAACGGGGCTATTTATGGTAAATTATACAATTGGTATGCCGTAGCAGGAATTGACGGAACAGGAACGACCAGGTACCTAGCTCCAGCAGGTTACCATATACCAACATATGCAGACTGGGGAGTAGTAGTTAACTATTTAAGATTAGATGGACTTAATATTGATGCAAATAAGATGAAAGAAATAGGTAATATACATTGGGCAGCCCCTAGTGCCGGTACTAATACTACAGGATTTACATCTCTCCCAGGAGGTTATCGTACTTCCACTGGTACATTCACTGGCATGAACCAAATCTTTTACACATGGAATTCTGATGCAAATAGTTTAACTGATGCTAGGTACGTAGTACACTTTTCTCACGCCTCCACCACCTCGTTCGGTGTGATAACTAAAAAATCCGGGATGTCGGTACGTTGTATATTAGATTAAAAGTTAATCTTCTTTAAAAATTACAGTATAAAAAATTAAATAAAATAAAATAAAATAAAAAATGTGGTTATATCAAAATAAAGAAATAAAAGAACTTACAGATATGCCCGAAGGAAGCTTTGGGTTTATCTATGAAGTAACACATCTTCCAAGTGGTAAAAAATATCTAGGAAGAAAACAATTAATTTCTGTTACAAAAAAAGTATTAGGAAAAAAAGAATTAGCTTTAATTACCGATAAAAGAGCTTCTAAAAAGAAGACTGTAATAAAGGAAACGGATTGGAAAACCTATCACGGTTCTCATCCAGAAATTAAACAGTTAATAAAAGAAAAGAAACAGTCGGAATTCACAAGAGAAATTCTTATCTTTGTACCGACTAAGAAACAGCTGACCTACTATGAGGATAAGTATCTTTATATGAAAGGGGTCATAGAGCCAGGTTCTATTTATTTTAACGATAACATATCAGGACGCTTTTTTAAGAAAGATTTTTATGATAAAACTACTTAACCTATTAGTTGATACAACACCAGGCTTAAATTACCATTTAAAGCATGGATTACCCTTATCTGAGAATATCTACCGTTATTCTTCCAATGCCTTTATACAATTGTTTACTGAAGCAAGAACACTTCACAGAGACGGTTATTTAGACTTATGTGAAGAGGATAGATTACTTCTAGAAGAGACAAATATAGGTGAATATGGAGAGTATGAAGGACAAAAAGTACCTTTAGACTTACCAATGGTAGAAGAAGGAGAAGAGATTGCTTGTAAGAAATGTGACCACCACTGGGAGGTAACACCTGAAGATACTCATTCAGCATTATGCCACAATTGCGGATATGATAATGAAAAAGGAGTATATGATATGAAGGCTCTTGAGAATTGGAAAAAACTTACAGAGCAGCTTAACCCAGCACTTCCTAGAGCAGGAGAATACGGAGGAAATATTAAAAGGAATATGACTGTTATTGACAAAGACAATAATAAGCTAAGAGTAATAGATATTACAGATAATAAAGTAGTACTAAAACCAGCTTCTTATTCAGGACAGACATTAGTATTTCCGGACAACTATGATCAGTTTGCTAGAATATTTGACTTTTGGGATTATTTTAATCTTGAAAAGATAGTAGAAGCAGAATACCACGGGAAAGATGTACAATTAGGAAAACCTAAAAGAGGAGGTTCTAAGAAGTTTGTAGTATATGTTAAAGATCCGAAAACTAAAAAAGTTAAAAAAGTACAGTTCGGAGGAACAACAGGATTAAATGTAAAGATAGATGAACCAGGTGCAAGAAGTTCTTTTGCCGCTCGTCATCAATGTGATAAGAAAAAAGATAGAACAAAACCGGGGTACTGGGCTTGTAATATCGGAAGGTATTGGAAATCATTAGGAGGTAGTAGAAACTTTAGCGGATACTGGTAAAATGGAGAGACCTTACTATGAGTTAAAGACATTTGACTTCATCTATAGAAAGTTTACACAGGATGTAGGGGAAGAGGAATTAGTTTGGCATAGAGATAGAAACGATAGACAAGTGGAAGTA